TCAGTATCATTAATTAATAAGCGAACCGGCTGATTAAAATCAATGTTTTTAATTCTCATTAACCACCACCAAAATTAGTTTGCGCATTTGTTTTTTGTCCATTGACTAAAACATTTGTGCCTTCGGGAGAATTATTAACAACGACGCGATTAACAACCGAACTTCTAACAGTGTTTTTATTGCCTTGATTTGGCAATTCTGGTGTTGTTGGTCTGCTAAAAGCGTCTGATAATTTTGTGGTTGCTCAAATTGATCCGGCTGCTGTTGCTCCAGCTGCAAGTGCAGCAATAACAGCAGGAATGGCAGCGATTGCGGCTGGTCCAGTTTTAGCGGCTGTGTGCGCGATTGCAACAGCTGAATAAGCGCTCGCGATTGCAAAAAGTTTAGAGATAAAATTAGCAACTTTAAATGCTGAAAAAACGCCCGCTAATAAAACAACCATTTCACCTAATCCACCAACGCTATCAATTACCTCACCAACAACAGTTTTTATTTTTTCCATGCCAGCGTTAAATGCTGTGAGTGGATTATCCAAATATGCTTTTGTACCTTTAGCAAGTGAATTAGTTGATTGTCTTACTTTTTCCTGTGTTGCGCGCAGAGTTTTAAATTTTTCGTTAGCTAGAACAATGGCAATGTTTCCAGCACGAATTCCCCCAAAAAGATTAACAAATTCTTTTGTTGCGCCTTTTAAATAGACGTCGTTTAATTGTTGGAGAATTTCCATCAAACTCACGCCTTTACTTGTAAGTTCGGCAAACGATTGCCCAAATGTTTGCTGAATAGCTTGACCGACTTTGGTGGAGCTTTTAGCCATTTCCGATATCATCGCTTTAAAAGATATTGCGACCATTTTGGTTGGAATGTTTGGCTGGGTTGCTGCAGCCGTCGCAATCAAAATATCTTTATAAGATACTCCAAAAGATTTAGCGAGTGAGGCGACGTGTGGAATTGCGCCAGATAATTGGTTAATTGAAGTGATACCAAATTGAACGGCGTTATTTAGTGCATTTGCAGCTTCGGCGGCTTCGCTAGTTTCCAATTTAAACGCATTTAAAACTGTAATAATTGCTTTTGCTGCCGCTGTATTATCCAGCGCTTCGCCGGCTGCTGTTGCTGATGCTGTAAGTTGAGCAGCAACACGAACTAATTCTCGCCCAGCTTTTCCGGTTCTTCCAGCCGATGCGGCATAGTAAAACGCCTCAATTGCTTTGGCTGCACTTCATCCGTAAGTTTCAGCAATTTCTTTGCCGAGTTTATTTAGTTCCTCAATTTCAGATTTACCAACTTCAAGCGCATTAACTTGTCGCATTGCAGCTTGAAATTCTTTTCAGCTTTGCAATCCTTGATGAAATATTGCGCCACCAAGAAGACCACCAAGAAATCCGCTGATGCGATTTCCTCACGCTGTAATTCGCTTACCGGCTGAGGTTAAACTTGAGGTTAAAGAACCTTTATTAAAACTAACTTTATATTCAACTCGTCCAACTGTATTTGCCATCTAAAAGTCCTTTCAAAATATTTTATCTCAATCCATTGTCCCAGTTTTTTGCATGTTCCGCTTTTTCAAATATTTATTTTTAACAACAATTTGCGCATGGTTTAAATCTTTATTTGGCGTGCTAATTAATTGTTCAATTTTTCCAAGCGGGCTTTCAGCGCTTAAAAAGTTAATAAGATTTAAAAATTGCTGATGGCTGATACTTAATAAAAATTCTTTGTTTAAAATGATTTTATAATCAAATGCAATTGATGCTTCAATAATATCCCACTCACGAAATAATTGATTATAACTATTTACTTTTTTTTATCAACTCCCTGATCGGGGGATGAACCCGTAATTTCTGAAACGATGATTGAAAATATTCTTAAACGTGCGGGTTCGGGAACATTGTCAAATGTTTGAACTTCGCCATTAATATTTTTAGTAAATGTGCCTTCAATAAATTTTAATGCTTCTTCACCTAAAAATGTCCGAATTACTTCTTGCCCGATTTTTGCGCTATCATCCTTATATTTTTCTGAAATGGTTGATAATTGCAAAAACGATCAGGCACTTTTTTTAAATGTATAAGTGTGATCATCATTAATTTTAATAACAACTTCTTGCTCCCGTGGAGTTTGTTGTTGTTTTACAAATTCAGATAAATCGTAATTAGCCATTATTATTTCTTATTACTTTCAGTCGTAATTGTTGGCGCGCCATTAACAAGAAAATCAAATGTTAGTTTTGACAGTTCAGTCGCCGCACTACCAAGATTTGTTGTAATTTGAATAACACCTTTATAAGTGATGGTTCGTTTTGTATTATTTGCTTTATTAACAATGGGAAGAGAAAATCTAATTTGGCGATCGTTTCGTGCGTGAACGTCGTTGCTCATCGCAAGTTTAAATAAAAACTCGTGTGCTAGATCACTCTGGTTAAATTCCCCCTCAAATGAAATATCTTTCATAATTCCACCTGTAAAAATGCGCTTTTTAAAAACACTGTCAATGACGTCGCGTTCCTCTACATTTCCCCCGACTGTTGAAGTGAATGCCGTAAAATCCTTTAATTGCGTTCAGGTTGGATTTTCGTCAGCGCTAATGTCTAACTCTACTAATATTTGATTTGTTGAAAAAACTGCCATATTTTTATCTCCTTTATATAACATTTAAATTATAAAAAAAATGCAATAAATATTTAAAACTATATCTATATTCTGGTATAATTAATATAGGTTAAAAGATAAACCTAGAAAGAAAAACAAGATGGAAAAAGTTATAAACATTGAAAAAGACATTAACATTAAAGGAAGCGCGGCAACTGAAAAAGTTAAAAAAGCAATTCGGCACGGAGAACACCAAGCAATATCATTCTTCTTTAAAGCTGTTAAAGGCAAACAAAAAAATGAAAGCATCCAAAAGTGAATTGACGCGCTAACTGAAATCCACTTTGAAAACATTAAAAACAATGTACAAAGTAAAGATTGAACAGTTAAAATTGCTAAAGGTGAATGAATTAAAAACGGGTACGGTAAAAAAATATTTTACAAACTTGGAAAAATATAAAAAAAATAAAAGGGCGCAATCCCTTTTTTTATGTTCCTTCTAGTTCATTCTGTAATCCATCTTTAATTATTGCTGGATGATCCCACAAACTAATAACGTCAAGCATCATCACGAACTTATAAAGGTTTTTAACGCGTTCAATAAAGACCGGCATTTCTGGAATAATTTGCACAAGTCCAAGTTGTGGAATTTGCGACCTAACGACAAATGTGTGATATATGCCATTAGCAAAATTAAGCGATTGATTGTAATTTGTTGTGCCGATAATAACGAGTTTGATACTCTTATAAAAATAACTTAGTGGTTTAGAAATGCCAAGAGAAGTTGGAATTGATGGCACGTCATCAATTCATAATATTGTTCGCTCTTTTGCTACAAACTCGCGACCAATTTTAACGTTTGGCGTAATATTGATTTTTAAATAATCCCTTAAAACTTTAATGTCAAACATTATTCTCCTCCGACAATTTGATAAGCGCGTTTATAAATACGCTCAATTAACATTGTATTTGCCATATCCTCTCGTCCCCAATATGCGCGAGCTTGAGGATGCTTATCGCGGGTAAAATTAAGATTTTCACCATAATAAACTTTTGTAGCATATGGCGCCGTATAAGCAATGAATTTAACGATATCCGTGTCTTTATAATCGCGAATACGTCGCCCGTGCTGAAATGCACTTTGTGCTAGTGCGCCAGTTTTAAACGGAACTTGCGGATCTATGCGCTGTGCAAGTAAATCAGCTGTTAGATTTAATGCAAGCGAGCTTTTGCGCTCCAATTTTCTAATACCTGCACGATCAGGGATTAATTTTGCACTCATTAATTACACCATAATTTTAGATGATTAATTGAACCGTCAGCATTACGAATTTTATCAATTTTTTTAACGATTAATTCACTTGCACCAATGGAGCAAATACTATCAATTGTAATATTTTTCTCGGTGTTTCTAAGATAAACAATCGCATTATAATAAATAATATCACCGTCAATTTGCATCACGCCTGTGCTGTTTTCTTGAAGGCGGCACATTGTATCAAACGCCGCGTTATACTTTGGCTGCCCTTCATCATCAATCTCTTTAAATGTTTTAATGGTAATCTTTGTTGATAGTAAAAATGTTGGAATGTTAATCATCGTCATCATCGCCAATCCGGTTAATAAATTTCGTATAATATCTTTGTTTTAGTCCTGAGTATAAAAACCCCGAACGCGATAAATATTGATATGACTGCGTGCCAATCAGTTGAATTAATTTATTGTTATGATTTGCGTCTTTAGTCGTTTGATCAACTGCAATCTGTGAAATAGAAAAATCACCCAACTTAACACTTGTAATGCCATTTTGGGGATTTTCACTGTGTGTTTTAGTAAGAATTATTTGGTGATATGCGGCGTAAAGCGCGGCATTTTTTAATAATTCTTTTTTTTGGTCATTAACTTCGCTGTTAATAATCCTGTTAAAAGTACAATAATGAATGGTGTTTTCAGCCTCTGATAAAAACCGTTTAATGTTATCGTCAGATAATTCGGTATTTCATTTTTTTTTAAAATCATCTACCGTTGCTAAAGTCATTTTATACACCTATTTCGTTATTTTTTTCTGCTTCCAATTTTGGTTCTTGTTGTGGTTTTTCTTTTTTAACATTTGGTTTTTTGGGTCCATTGTCAATTTGTCCCTGTTTGCCAATTTTTAAATCTTCAAAAACTTCCCAACCTTTGCTTTTAAAACGTTCTAAATTACGTTTTTCAATTTCGCGAACAGTATCAACCATTTTAATTTTAATAAATCTATTATCTTTCATTAGTTATCGTCAAAATTCCTTTTACATTTGTTAATTGGTGTTTGAAAATTAGTCTTCCTTTAATTGCTGATGCGCCAATATAAGATTTGGATTGGTCAAGTGATACGAGTTTTGGATCAACACTTCACGCTTTAATTCTTGTTGCGTGCTCGTGATCAACTAATATAACTTGTGTTTTGTTATCCAATTTATTAGATACAACGATCGGCAAATTATCCACAAAACCAACCAGTCCACGTTTTGCCTGCGCCATTCCCATATCTGAGTTTTTTGTAAATGATGGGTCAAGTTTAAGCAGTTTATAAACATTTGGAGTTGTTATTAATCCGCCAAATGTAATGCTGTCAGTCATTCCCTTTGTAATGCCATCCAAAATCTTTTCGTATGAATTAGCTTTAGTGAAGTTTCCGCCAGCTTTTAAAACGTTTGTTGTTGCTTCTAGTGTGGTAATTCCATCATCATCAATTTTATTTGCAAACGCGCGTGCTGCTCGCTTCAAACGTCGTGCAACGACTTTTGCTGGAACGGTATGAACTTCATAACCGTCCAAAAGTTCGTTAATTCCGTGACTGCCGCTAACAACGACTGCCAAGTTATTACCGTCAATAACTTCTGGATCAATTCCGGTTGCGATTACATAATTACGAATGGTCGGATCACTACCTTCAACGGGAATATTAACGACGGTTGCGCCCCGTTTTGCAATTTCACCCTCCCAATTATTATTAAAGAAAACAACACCAGTCGCTTCTTTAGTTGCCTCATTTTCGCCAAGCGTCACGAGGAATTTTTCAACTATTTTCAGGAAAAGTTCTGAATAAACTTTTCTTGTTGTATTTGCCATATTTTTAAATCTCCTTTACTATTTTTTGCATTTCATATTGTAATTCATCTGCCTGATTATCATTAACTTTTTGAGTGGTCATTCCAAATTCATTTAATTCGCGTTTAACGACTTCTTTTTCCTTTGGTGCTTCTTTTTTAAAACGCGCACTCGTTTCTTTAATCGCATCTGCAATTATTTTTCCATTTGCAATTTTATAATCAATAATCGCTTTTGCATCATCGCGATCGTCTTCATCCAAACTTTCAATAAAATAATTTACCTTAATTGTTTTTGATGCTTCGTTATAAATTTCCCTTTTTAATTCTTCAATATCCAATTTTTTAACTTCATCCTCTTTGGGTTCGTCTGCTTTTGGTTTTTGATTTTTAAAACGCTCTTTTACAACCTTCGCTTTTAATGCGTCAAGTTCTTTTTTGTATTTAACCTGAATTTCGTCAAATGTTAAATCTTGATCTTTAACCTTGATTTTAAATTTATCTTTTTTGATTGATGCGATTTGTTCATCTGTTAGATCAATTCCTAACATTTTAATTAATGCATCTCTTTCAATTTCATGAACAGCCATATTTTCTCCTCGCTTATTTTATGAGTTAAGGTTCTCAGTTTTAAATTAAATCGGCGAAATCTAATTTAAAATTAAGTGTGGGAACTTAAGGGTTCTATTACAAGCAAATTATATAAAAAAGTAAAAAAAATTAAAAAAATACCATTGTACCAATTTTTAGTGTATAATTAAATAGTAATAATAATAAATACTAAACACCCCCTTATTAAAAAAATTAACAATCATCTTGTTTTTTCTAGTTAAGTATATAATCTAAAATTATGTTTATTGTTATTACTTTTTTTTATTTTCTTTTTTGTGGTATAATATTTATATGTTAGTTATTAAATAGATGATTAACAAAGAAAAGAGGAACAAGATGAAAAATGAAATTAGAATTACTTATTCAGTTGGAAATCAACCAGAAATTAAAGCAACTGATTATAAAGACGTTAAAGAACTTTGGGAAGTTATTAAAAAGCAAACCAACGAGCGATTAAAAGAAATTGATTACAATACATTTATTAAAACCTGACACAATGGAGTGTTGTTAAAAAGTACATTAATAGCATATAGTATTAAAACAAGATATAAAACCGTGGCATTTCGTGGTTATCAAATCCTTCATTCAGAAGGCAAAATAACAAAAGCTGCAAATTGAGAAGAATTAATAATTAAACTTGACAAATTATTTGCTAAAAATCCAACTCATCCAATTATTATTTGAGGATCTAATATTTGAAATGAAAAGCATGGAGAATTAATTCTTGATAATGGTAGCGACTTTGTTATCAAAAACAAAGAAGGTATATATGAAAGTACAAGAAAAAATTAAGATATTAAAACGAATAATTAAAGACGCAGAAGATTTACAATTTCAATCAAATGCAGGCGCCGAAGATTGGGGTTGTCATGGAATAATTGGGACAGCTAGACTTATAATTAATTTTCTTGAAGACAAAAATTAAAAGGGAGACGAAATGAAAAAATACATTATTTACTCAAGTGTGGAAAATTATCCACTTTATTTTGAAACTGAAAATGAAGCAATAAAAAAGTTCAATGAGCTAAAAGTTAATCATCCAAAAGAAACCCATCATGTAAGAAAAAATATTGCTGATTACATAGATGGTAAAATGAAAAAATAAAATATGAAAATACATAAATGAAATCCCGATAACACAGAGTTATATACTCCAAAATCAGCAGTGGATTTAATAAAACCATATATTAATAAAAAAATGGTCATTTGAGCACCCTTTAGTTTAAACAAGCATCATTTTGCTGATTATTTGCGATCGTGTGGTTATCAAGTTATTAATACGCATATTGAAACAGGTCAAGATTTTTTTACATTCAAACCCGATTTTCATTTTGATGCGATCGTTGATAATCCACCATTTAAAAACAAAACAGCATTTTTAAAAAAGGTAATTGAATATGGCAAGCCATTTGCTTTACTTTTACCATTGCACACATTTGGAATTAAAGCACCAGTTCGCCTTTTTGTTGATGCTGGAATTGAACCGCAATTATTAATTCCAGAAGCGAGAATTAATTTCCATAATCAACCTAAACAAACGATTGCGTTTAAAACGGTTTATATTTGCGATAGATTTTTACCAAAACAAATAATACTTAAAAAAACTAATTAATAGTGTATAATTTATATGGTTTAAAAATAAGACCATAGGAGAATATAAAATGGATAGAAAAAGAATAGATGCGAGTTATTATTTGCTATACCGCTGCTGCGGACAAAAGTACCCGGAGCAATTTAACACAATGATGAAAACCGAACTGCGAGCCCGGAAACTACGAAAAGAACACCCGAATTGTGAAATGATAATCTACGAATGTGTCAAGGTGTTTAAATCTAAACCAGGACACCACGAAGGCAATTATGGTTAAAAAAGAAAAATTAATTAAGATGATTAAGGAATTTGGAAAACTTGCGAAAAATGTTGATTGTTCAATTGTCTTTGGTGAAAGAAAAAACGATGATAAACAAAAAGGAAACACTAAAACTATTAAATCAAATAAAAGAAAACATTAATAAAATACGCACAATGGATCAAATGGCATTTGTGATATGGGAACTTAATGAAATTGAAGAAAAAACCGCTTATCTAATTGACAGTGTAGAAAAGGATTATGATGATTAAAAAAACGGAATACCACGTTTATGTTTGAAATATTATTATGGAGCAATGAATGCTAAAAAAACAAGCAATTACATTTGATAAAGCTAAACAATGAATTGATGATTACATTCAAACATACACCGAAAATGCAAGTGTAGAAATTAGAAAAAATAACATTGTTGTTTTCAAGCGATATAAAAACATGCAAAAATCATGAGAACGATTTAAAAAAAATACAAAAAAACTTTAAAAAATTTGTCAAAATATATAATTATGTGGTATAATTAATGTAGGGTATAGGTGGAATAAACAATACCCACAGGAGATATTATGATAAAAAGAAGATCATCTAAAATTAACGGACTATTTATTAGCGCAATTTGAGTTGAAAACAACAAAGAAATTAATGTTAAAATGAGTGTCGGACACAAAGGAATATGAAGACATTTTAAAAGCTCCGCTCCAGTCAAAAACATTGAAATTGTCGGAAACGCATTGTACAATGAATACCAACACCAAAAAGTTAAAAACTGAATGGATACCCTATAAAAAATATTATTATATTGTGGTATAATTATTACATGTTAAAAGATAACTGGAAAAGAGGCAAGATGAAAAAAGAAAAAAATAAAGTCAAAAAAACCGATGGACTTGGTGGATGGAAAATTAGCTGAGTTAGTTTTGGGGGTGAAGACGAAAAGAAACAATAAAAGGGCATTTGCCCTTTTTTTATAAAACCCGTTTAACTGCTTTACCTTTCATTAATGCAATAACAAGCTCTCGTGAATAATCCCTGCTCATTGCTGGATTTTTTCTAATTAACTTTGCCTGCCGATCCTCCCAAAATGAAACCTTTGCAGCTGTTTTTTTATTCTTAAAGATTAAATTCTGCTTCCGTCATTTTCTTATTTGGCGTTCATTGTACCGCTGTTTTAGGCGATTGTCTCTATTTTTGTTAATTGTTTCTTTTGCCACGCGCGGCGGCTTTAATGAAATGTTATGCACATACGGCATCCAAATATGACGGCAAAATAAGTGCGTCGTGTGTCCATCAGCTTCGGCATAACCTTTATCTGGATAACCAGCTTGATCACCACTAACAGAAAATACATTTCCCTGATATGGCTCGCAAATTTTTGAACTGTCAGCAAGATAAGAACTAATCACTAAATCAATCCCATACTCTTTAATACGGTTTGTTTGCATTTGATTAAACGCATTTTTAAAATTTCCGCGTGTTGCCATTTCAGCATAATTTGATAACTGCATTTTGTTGCCGCTTTTTGTGTAAATTTCAGGAACACCAAATTTAGCAACGCGCCCTAAACTGCGAAGTGTTTCTTCGCGAAGCTGCGAAACAAATAACTCGTTATTTTTTAGTTTGCCGACATTGCTCGCAATTTCCTGAACGATATGATTGTGCGTTTTAGATAATCTCGTTAAAATGCGTGATGATATAAGCTCAACGTCCTTGATGATAATCTTTTCAGCACCCTTAAAAATGTATTTGCTGCGTTTTAGGAACTTTTTAGATGATGAAACGGGCTGACTTTGCCAATTTTTCGCCTTCTGTTCTATGCTTTCAACCAGCGAGGACGTTATTTTTAACCCCTTTTTCGCCATCTTTTCAATTTCTTTGACAATACCCAACCGAAACTCTTTTTTAGTGGTTTTTAGCAGTGTTTTAACCTCTTTCATGAATATTTTCTTCTTTTTGGCGACTAAATGGCGAAATTCTTGCATATTGCGGGCATTAACGTTTAGCGATTTGCGCAATTTTTTAATAATTTCTAGCTCCATTGTGTCCCAAGTTTCGTTAGCGATTTTGGCGTGCTGAAATAAGAATTCCTGATCGGGTTTAATTTTTGGCATCGTTGCTATCCATTTGATATGTTTTTACATTTTTGCAGCGCGGGCAAATAAATGAAATTTTAAAATAATAACGATCAGATTTAACATTACACAATTGCCGATTGCATGGACGACCACGAAAAATATTATCGCATTTTAGTTTGATCATTAATTCTCCGTGCGAGGTTTTTATATTCTTGCTCGGTGTAAATCGTGAAGTCCAAAATCCCATTTTCAGCCTCTTTTTTTGTGTTGTAAGTCATGCGACAATCTCACGCCTCTAATTTTTCGTCAAATGTCGCGATGCATCAAAAATCGGGTTTGTTTTTATCTTTGCTTGTAAATCTTAACAGGCGAACGCCATCACTAATTTCGTTATCAGTTTGAAATTTATTCTTCAATTTCGTTAGTGTTTTCATCATATACGCCTTCCTCTTGTTTAAACGCTGCAACAAGTTTATCAATGTCAGCTTCATTCAGTTCATTCTCTAAAATTTTCTCAATGCGAAACTTGAGCGGAAATGTTTCTTTAGCCTCAATGCTCCCCCAAATTTTAATACGGTTTTCTATTGAATTTTGAATGTAATCATTAAACGATATTACAACTTCAAACTCGTTTTTAACGATCGCGATTGTTTCGTTTTTATTTTCGTCGGTCATTTCTAACCACGAAACATTTTTAGAACTTAAGTATAAAAACAGTTCAAAGATTTTTTGAACAAACTTTTTAAGTGAGTTAATATATTCTTTTCTTGTCCTAATTGAAACCTTTTCAATTTCGCGCTGCGATTGTGATGATATGTTCGCTTTAATTTCACCGCCGGCGTATGTATGAAAACTTAATCCGGCATTACGAATTGCGTCTTTTGTGTATTGCTCTTTTGATTTAAGATATCTTTTATCTGGATCAATGTCAGCCATGAAATTTTCAATTAGCGGCTTGCCATCCTCAGTTTGAAAACCTTGCAATGTAATAAAGTTTTTTAAACCCGCGCCATTTTCTTTAATAACATTACCGCGTTCATCAACCTCAAGCAAACGGCTATCAACAAATTTGACCATTCGCCCTTCACGTTCTTCATTTGGCATGCGGGAGTAATTTTCATCTAGCGCATCAAATATTTGCAATGATTTTGAATAAGCATCATCAGCAATAAAGGCGTGCGTCGCAAAAATTTCATTAGATGAAAAAACGGTTCTGTAAATTTGGACAATTTCTCATGTATCGTCATCATCGCCATCGGTTTCTTTTTTTTCTTCATAACGCCGTTCAATAAATCCTTTGCCATAATGTTCAATGGTCCGTTTTGTTTGCTGTTCGTTTTCATAAACGATAAAGTCATAGCCAATGACTTGTCCGTGCTCATAAAATACCTTTGCTCACAATGGATTAATAACTTCTAAATCAAATGTTAAATTTTCTTCATCATCGCGATAGCTGTTAAATTTAACGAAACACTCGCCGCTCCAAGTTAAGTTTTTAATTGAGGTGTTGAGTTTATCAAGAACGTCATTTGTTTTATAAAACTCATCAATTAATACTCTATCTTGTTCGTTTTTGGTTTCAATTGTAATATCATTAATGCCAATTAAACCGGTAATTGTATTTGAAATTATTGCGGGCAAGCCTGAATGAACAACACGAAATTTTTCAATATCGCTTGTTGCATAAAAATTGTATTTATAATTTTCGCTGGCTTTGTAATACTCTTTAATTTTTTCAATATCACCAATGTGCCAAAAATAATTAATTGATTTAATTTCCTTTTCTTTAAACATGCACAACTCCTTTGGTGTTTGAACTTCCAATCCTATATGATTTTAGCAAATTATCTAATTCTTGCTTGAATGTAATTTTCGGCGGACTTGCAATCATTTTGTCATATTCGGGAATAAGCGCATAATCGTCAGCATCACCATAATGATCATTACCATCAATAATTAAACCGTCTTCATCACGACCGCGGCTAAAATACTCGTCATATGTTCCCTTATCAGTGTTTCAAAAAATCATTTGATTACGCCCAAACATTAAATTTTTAATTGCTGCTCGCGCTTCTAATTCTGGTTGCTGTTCCACATTACGCTGCACCTGTTTTTTAACCCGCATTTGGATTGATTTTTTCGCTTTATCAATTGTAAAATTAATGGATGATTTTTGCAAGATGCGCGTTATTTCTTGTTTAACAGCAACTCCATTGCCAGCTCATTCAACGCGAATATTTACCGGAACACTTTCCATGTTGATATAGATTTGACTTCATAATAAAATATTTTCAGCCGCTTGTCGCGAGACCTCGTTAATATTTAAATCGGTTTCACGTGGCGGAATAACAGGCATTTGTTCAATTCTAATTGCGCGATTTTCGCGAGTAATGCCTCACAAAACGAGCACAAACATATCTTGTGTATATCCCTCATCAATTCCCATTCTGTATTTTTTAAATAACATATATGGCAATTTTTCAATTTGTTTATAACTGCTTAATTTTTCGCTTTCAAGGAAATGACGAAAGTGTAAATTGTAATATAATCGCTTCCCCTCTGAACCATTTAAACCATCACGAGCGACGCGACCTCTAATTGGATCATCCTTGTAGTTTTGGTAAATGGTCTGGATTTCTGCATTCGTTAAAAAGCGTGTTGCGATGCGATAATTAACACGATAATATTTGGTGATATGATTATCATTAACCATTTTACCGTCTTTGTTTTGATAAAC